TTTTAGGGAGACTATTGATCTAAACAGATACAGTAATGCCGTATCAGCAGACTTTGTAAGAACTTATAATGACGTTATTTTACTTGCAGCAAGAAAGCTTAATGCAATAAATATCAGACAGGCAAAGGCTGGAGAAGGGGTAGTCATTGCACCACAGACCAAGAAAAGACTGAGGGCAATCATAGCTCAGTCAAAGAGTAGTTTAGATAAATGGTCTAGGACTTCGACAAGAAAGATGATAAAAGAGATAGAGGGTTTAGCAAAAGTACAGGCTGGATTCATTGAGGGTGAACTAAAAAAAGCCGTAAAATCAGGAAATATCCCCATCAATTCAGTAGCTATTAGTTCTAAATATGCAGAATCATTTGTCACAACAGACCCCACAAAGGTAAACATATTTACAAGCAAGCAATTTACAGAAGATGATTTTAAAAAGTTCGGCTCTGGAAAGTTTGAACTTACTGCAAGACAAGGTGCAATGCAGACTTTACCAAATGGAGAGACAGTAGAGAAAGCATTTAGAGGTATAGCAACAAGGCAACAGGAGGGTTTGGCTAGGACTATCAGACAGGGTGTATTCAGTGGAGAGTCAACACAGCAGATAGCAAGTCGAATGATAGGAAGGCTTGAGTTTGGACAGAGAGGAAGTGTTAGACAGATAGCACAAGCTGGTGGTGAACTTACTAAGCTTGCTAATCATCAGATACAAACTATTGTCAGAACATCTGTTAACCAAGTACAGAATCAGGCATCACAGGCTGTTTATGCAGCAAATAGTAAGGTTGCTCCTAAGTATGAGTATGTTGCAACGCTTGATTCTAGAACCAGTCCAATATGTAAAAGGCTTGATGGTAGAAAGTTTGAATATAACAAAGGCCCTACACCACCACAGCATTTCAACTGTAGATCCACTACTGTTCCTGTTGTTGATTATGCAGGGTTAAAGAAACAAAAAGGATTTGAGGATCTTACACCGCCACCTAAAGGCAAAGTTGTAACCCGACCTACAGGAGAAGGGACTGGTAGAGTTCCACAGGACACTCAGTATGGTGACTGGCTTTTGGGGCAAGATAAGAGACTAAAGGTCAAGACTTTGGGTAATGAACAAAAGGTTAGATATTTTGAACGCTTGGCAAAGAAGGAAGGGTCAGGGCAGAAGGCTATAAGGAAAATGGTTAGGGAAGATGGAAGCGAAAGAAGTTTGAAGGACTTAGAAAGGTTGTATGGCAAACCAAGCGATATAACAATCAAGATACCAAAGCCCAAGCCTGTAACTAAACCGACTATTACTATCACTAATCAAGATAAGCTTGAGGAAACACTTAAGGCTGCTAGGGCTGCTGAAAGAAAAGCAAAGGCAGAACTCAAGGCAATAAAAGCCAGAGATCCATTACAGCCAACCATTGCACAGCTACAGGGTGTTTCACCTACTGGAAAAGTTAAAGCTGCTGATGTAAATAAAGCTTTTGATTTGATGGACGAAATGGAAGGGCTTGCAGGGGAAAATGCAAGAAAATTAAGGCAGTTTGTAGAAAAGAAACAAGTATTTTGTAACTGGTCAAATGCAAGAGAAGGTAATATTAGGGCTGGTAGGCAAAAGTATGATTATTTCTTAAATAATCCACAATTCAAAAAAAGTATTCAGAGGTCACTCAAAAATTCAAATGTTATTGGGTTTACAGATACTTATAGGGGTATGGAGCTTGCTTTAGAAAATAACAATTTTGGTTTTATGTCTTTTGAGGCAAAAAAATATTTTACAGCAGGGGGTAAAGGTAGAAAAACAATGAACGGCATGACAATTAAAGGTTCAAACCACATTGTGTTAAAAGCCAAAAGTAAACAAAAAGCAATCAAAAGTGTAAAACAAATGCAAAATGATGTGAAAGATGCCGTCAACTACGCAAAAAATAATCAAAATAATCCTAATTGGGACAGAAGTAATTACTGGTCAGCACATGGAAAAGGTAGATTTGACGAGGGTACTAGTTGGCTCAAAACTTATGTACATGAAATGGGGCATCAGGTTCACTACACAAACAACCTTAATAAATTAGATTCTTATGACTGGATACCTAGTGCTTATGGTACAGGAAACTATAAAGAAAGATTTGCAGAAACATTTGTTCAATATATCTTTTCTCCTGTAGAATTAAAGAAAGCATCACCCTCTGCCTATAAATGGATAGAGGAAACTCTTGATGCTTCATTACAAGTAGTCGAAAAATGGAACTAAAGGAACAGGCATTAAAGGTTGCTGGGAGTTTTCCTGAGTCAAGGGACGCACCTAGAAAACTGCTGTCTTTAATTAATGAAGCAAAGGGAGAAGACAAAGAGCTTATTGGTGAGCTAGTAGAAGTTTTATATGCTGGTGCTGAAAATGAGAAAGATTTAAAATTAGTAGATAAATACTTTGCAGACTAATGCCATTAAAAAAAGGCAAATCACAAAAGACTATCTCTGGCAACATACGTTTGCTAATGAAAGAGGGCAAGACATTAAAACAAGCTCAAGCAATAGCTTTATCAACTGCTAAAAAACGCAAAAGGAAGTAAGATA